TAATAGCAACAGAGTCCATACGAGTCTGAACAAGATTTGAAATCTGTACTTTAACAGCAGAAGGATAACCACAGTCAAAAGCCATTGAGAAATAACTATTTTCTGTGTCCAATACGCTGTCATCAATAATTCCTGCATATGCATCAGCCAAAATTTGTTGAGCAACACTTGGAACAAATTTTCCAGTATTATCAACTAAACTTCCATCAGACCCTTTTTTGAGGGGAACTGGATTTGAAGATATAAAAGCAGAAGTAATATCTAAATTTTGTTGTTTAACTTGGTATGTTATAATAGAAGATGAAACAAATGAAGTTGCATCAGTAGCCCATCCTTGTGTACTTAAATCACTTGTAGTATATACTGCTGCAGATTCATTGTCACTGCTAGCTAAACCAATCCATCCATAAATAGAGTTTCCTCTTGAATCTTGAGCTATTACTAAATAACTAGCTCCAGACTCACCACCTTGCCATTGAGAAAAGTCTTGTTTATCATCAGTTATCCGTGATGAAGAAGTTAAATCTATAGTCACATTTCCAATGTTTGTATCATAATTTCTAATGGCCAAATCATAGCCTGGAGCATAATCTGAATTTCCATCTTGGTCAGCCGGAAGATTCATTTGTGCTCTTAATAATGAAGAATAAGTATTTAATACATAAGGGACGAAAATTGAGTCTCCAGAGTTGTCTGTAGCAGTTGGATTAAAAGAAACTTCAAAAGATTCAACAACTGCTTCTTGCCCACTAGATTGAATTTCATAAATATCCATTATATAAATACCTAATGCTAATGGATTTGAATACTTGGTGAATCTAACACTTAAGCTGTTGTAATAATCACCCCTTCCAATTGGATAAAGAATACAAATTGGATAAATAGAAGTTTCATTTCCAAGCAGGGCAGTATTTATTTCAACTTTATTTTGTAATGCAGAGTTGTATGCAATTTGAATTGATGGAGCACTAGTTCCATCAGATACAGCGTTTATTTGCAAATTTGAATATGATGCATCTTCTGGTAAACAACGCATGAAATACATTGATCCAGATTCACCTAAATAATTATAGACCATATACGGTCCTTGCCCATAATTTTTCCCATATGTATTTATATTTGGCTGTCCACATTCTGAAATAAAATCCGTTCTGGAACCACGAAATTTTAAAACGTTATCCTCACCTTGTTTAGTAAGTCCCGCTATGAACCCAATAGTTCCTGGAACAGCTCCAACATAATTACTTAGATCTGTAATGCTTGAATATACACCCGGTGAAATTGCTGAACCCATTTTAGTTTCCTCCTAGTTTTTTAAATTTTCTATAATAATTTATTAAATTTAAATTTTAAATTCCTTTATTTATTCTGGAGTGATATAAGAATCCAGAAATTATACATAAAGATACCAAACAAAAAGTAATTCTCGAGTATTAGATTTATAAATTGTTGGGAATGTAACTTTAGCAAATAAATGGAATGCTCCAGCATATCCACCCGCAGCACTAGCCGCCGCATATAAACCGGCTTCATTTATTTGCTGACCGACTGCGTCATCAAGCCCAATTGTAGTCACAACTTGGACGATTAAATATGAATTATTATTAGCTGAATCTGGTTGATATATAACTGAGTCAAATGGATGTTTAGTGTATCCGTCTAAAAGAGAAATATATCCAGCGCAAGTTGAGTCAGTAGCATGTATCATAATCGGAGAATTCAAATCAGTGTCAGTACTATTGGGAGGAATTGGATCAAAAGGATTTCCAGATGGAGCTCCACCAGTTCCTAATCCAAACCAACTTATTTGTTCATTTGGAGTTGCAGTAATAAACGGATTTTGAACACCAAACATTGAAGATGCGACTACTTCTCGACCTTGGTATAAAACAAGGTTACTTTTTTCAATTAATTTTTTTGTTCCATTTTCTTCTACTTCAAAAATATTAACAACTCCTCTAGGTCGTCTTTCATCTGACATAACTTTAGTCGAATCAGAGAAGCAGTATTCTCCATATCTATCCTCTACTTCAACAATCAAATTTTTTTCATCCATGAAAGCAAATCCTCTCTTTTAAAGAAGTTCTATATTTTTATTTTGTTCTAGTTATTTAATCATATTAGAATCAAATTACTATATATATTAATTAATGATAAAAGATAAAAATTTTATTTATCTAGGGGGGATAATATGTTAGATAAAATATTTGAGTTGAATAAGAAGGTCGTAGCTTTAAAGAAAAAGGCAGATTATATAACATTAGCTGTTACTAATGGAACATCAATGTCATTAGCAGAGATGCTCAAGCTACGTGAAGAAATCCAGATTCTAGAATTGGAAAGTAATGCCTTGCAAAAAGAAGAAGATGAACTGTCAGAAGAATTAAACATTACCATTAGCAATGTAATACAACGAAAAGTTTGACTTACAAGGAGGATATATGGATTGTTTTGCATGTGGTAAAAAAGTTACTCCAAAAGATGTGAAACAACACATACTGGATTGTCCAGAGCTTAACAACCGAACTATAACAACGGAGGAGATCATTATGAAAATTTTTGAAAATGAAACCGGAGATAATGTCTTCGGGAGCATTGGTAAGAAGCTTCTTGCGCTCGGAAAGAGCAAGACTGTAAGGCTCAAGGCTCGGGTCATGGTGACTGCGAAAGACGTCAAGGACGAACTGTCCAAAGAGGAGATCGCTATCCTCAATGACCTGAAAGACCTTCTGGTCAAGGCTGACAAGAAGTTGAATCTTCTTGACCGGATAACCATCATCGAGAAAAAGGTAGACGGGGTTCTGACCGGGATCAAGGAGTTGAAAGAAAGTCTCAAGAACCCGGTTACACTACCTGAAGAAATTGGCGTCCAGCTTGCTGGGATTGAGCATTCCATGGCTCATCTGACTTCTGTATTTACGCCTGAAACTCCGGCTGTTGTAACCAACCTTGTTCAGGAGTCGGGAAAACCGACGAAGATTAAAGCAGTACCTGATCGGAAGAAAGCGTAAAAAATCTAGGGAGGCTATCTACTCCTCCCTACTCCTCCCTAGATTTTTTTATGTTAGTTTTATCTCAAAGAAGTTCCGCAATTTCCACAAAATTTATTGATTGAATCTTGAGATCTTCCACATGTTTCACAAGTAATTTTTTCATTTACATTAATTGGTTTCGCAATAATACCGCCTTTATCATTAGTTCCTTTTAACCTTATGACAATGACTTTTGAATCTTCTAATTCACCAATGATTACCGAAACAAATCTTTGATTGGTTTCTTCTCCCTTGACAGTTATTCCCTCATCTGCATTGTTATTAAATGAATTTATACATACACCAACCGTATTAGATGAACCACTGGTTAAAGATCTTGTTGCATTAGAATTTGTAAGTGTTGAATATAACGAAACATTCCCAGCTGAAGCAGATACATAAACAGATGGTATTTCAATACTTTGATAATTAATATTGGTATTATTCCACCATGGATATTGAGTATAAGTATGAGTCACATGTTGCTCATGTAATATAGTTTTTGTTATAACTTCTTTTTCAAATGCATATTCAATTCTTACAATTCCATCGTCGAGTCTATCTCCACGATGTTCGCTTATTTCATTTGTTTTTTGAATAAACTTAAATTTATTTGTTACATTTAAACCTTTCAAAAACCCATGAATTTCATGATCAGAATTTGGAAAAACAACAATTGAATTTCCATCTAAAACATCTTTGCCATCAATACTAATTTTAACTTGAACTTTTCTTGTTGAAATGTTTTTTAAAAGAATTTCAAAACTTGACCCAAATGGAAGAGTCACTAAGTCTTTGTCTTCTCTTAAAATTTTTCCATTACAACGAATTGACGCTACAAATTGATCTCGGTATACCATTTTTGTTTCTCCTTTTAAGACTGCAGACTAAAGCCTTAATTGTTTAAAGTCTGCTGGATTTTACTTCTATATTTATGTTCTATTTCATAATCACAATTGAGTTTAGATTTAATCTATAGCCAGGATAGTCCTATGCATAAAAAGAACATATAATTGGATAAACCAATATTTTAAGAAAGAAGGATATATGGCAATAATATTAAGCATTGAATTTATTCAAGTGGATAAAATAGAATACCGAGACTGTTATCATCATGGATTTGCTTTTGAAAAATGTGAAGAATGTAAACATTCAATTCTAGTAAATGAATTATTATATTATGTATTATGTAATTATAAATTTATTTATCCTGAGTCTACTTGTAATATTTTAGATTATGATACACGTCTAAATAAATATTGTTGTAAATTTTATGATAAAAATAAATATGAATCGAGGTAAATATACAAAGAAGCTTAAGTATTAATTATGTTAACTTGAATAGAGTTGACCAATTAGGGACTCAAAATTTTGATTTTAATAATTGTTTACAATGTCCAGATTGTCTTAATTATAATGAATTAATATACCATATCGAATGTGGCTCAGACCGGATGCTTGCTCCCCATTATTATGAAGATTATGGAACCAAATTTGAATTATATTGTAGTTTTGGTCCAAGGAAAAAATATTCAAACTCAAATTTATCTGATAAGGATATCAAACATAAAGATGTTAAAAAAACTTAAAATCCGGTTAAGGGATAGGATATGGAAATATCTATTGAGATTGTTAAATTTAATAGGGTTGAAATATTTAATCATTCTAGTGATTTCAATTTCGAACTATGTAAAAATTGTGAGTGTAATATTTTCATAGATGAGCTTTTAAGACATGTGATATGTTGCGCAGATTATATTGAAAATGGAATCCCTCCTCATATTTGGTACAATGTAGTACTTAAAAAAGTTCAGTGTAACTTAGGATATAAACCAAAAATGAAAAAGGAGATGACAATGGCAGAAAGTATGTTCCAAAATTTAAAAGTCCCAGAAGAAATAAAAGATGCATTAGTCGTATTATGGAAATACTCTGATGATATGTATTGCGGAACTTTGAGTAAAGAAGAACTAATGAAAAAAGAAATGATTTGTAGTAATGAAGATGGATATTACATAAAATTTGCTTTACCAAAGATTAAAACTGGAGGATGATTTATGAGAATGATAAATCCAGATGGGACGTTAGGCCCTAGACTTAAGTTAAGCGAAACCGCCATTATATTGGCTAAAATCAAGGATGAAGATTGGACTCAAGTTATAACGAATCCAGCCAAATTTACACATGGTCCATTATGGAAATAATCGTGAGGAATAAATGACAAGACTAAATGAGAAGAAACTCAAATTGAAGTATCTTAGGTGGCAGAGAGACGCATTATACCAAGACGATTCCATATCTGTCTCAGGGTTTTTTGTTGACGATGAAATTAAACTATGTGAAGAGAAATTCAAACTTCAGTTATTGAATCGTTTAGACCTAGAGGTTTATAAGATGGAAAGAGAAATAATAAAGAGTTCTGGAGGATGATTTGATTTTAATTGTTGGAGATATACATGGAGATTTAATAGAATTAAATAAATTAATTAGTAAAAAGAATCCTGACATAATTTTACAAGCTGGTGATTTTGGTTATTGGCCAAAATGTCATAATACAACTTCAGTTGTGAGGCAAAGAATTGGTGCATTAAGAAAAAAGAAATTTAATGCCTTTGGTCTCAAACCTAATAAAACTAAAATTCATTTCTGTGATGGAAATCATGAAGACCATGACTCCTTATGTGAATTAGTAGACACAAGAACTCCTCTTAGTCCAAACTTATTTTATCAAAAACGTGGATCTTATTTTACACTTCCAGATGAAAGAATTGTTTTATTTATGGGTGGCGCAGATTCTACAGATAAAGCATTATTGACTCCAGGTGATGATTGGTTTCCTCAAGAGTCCATATCACAAAAAGACATATATAATCTTCCAGATATAAAAGTTGATATTATAATTTCTCATACATGTCCTTTGGAATTTGATATCATAAGAGATACTGACCCATTAGAGCCAGCATCAAGAAAAGCTCTATCATATGTTTTAGAAAAATACAATCCTTCGTTATGGTATTTTGGTCATTTTCACGTAAATAAATCTGGTCAATATAATCAAACAAAGTGGACATGCTTAAGCCATTGTTGGTCAGGAAGCAGATGGTGGATTGAATTAAAATCTAAGGGGGTATGATAATGAATAGTCAAGAAATATCAACTGGGATAATGAAGAATAAAGAAACTGGTGATAGTATTTGGTTTACTTTAGCTTGTGATTGTATGTCATCTGAATGTAATACAATCATAGAAATGGAAATTGATAAAAAAGATAAAACCGGTATGGTTTTAATATTTTATAAAGAATTTTACTTCCAGTATAACAATCCATTTTCAGGTGAAATTCTTGAGAGTATCAAATACTTGTGGAAAGGTATTTGGTGGAGAATTAAAAGCTCATTAAGAATTTTATTTATTGGACATATCAAAATAAGCTCTGACATATGTCTTGTAAACGAAGAACATATCAATTGCTTAATTAAAGCACTTGAAGAAGGGAAAAAATATTGTTATGAAAAAAGTCAAAAAAGATAAGCTAGATGTAACAAAAATAATAAAAAGATTGTCCAGAGAAATAATCAAACTTCCTCCAGTCAAAACATTTGATGAAAAAGAAAAATCCAATGATAAAGAAGAAATACAAAAAGGTTTAGAAGAATATCGAAAGGAGTAAAATCATGGATGAAATGCAAAGAAGAGGCCTATGTCCATTTACATTTGCGAATGCTGGTGACAAAGTTTACAGTGCTACATTGAAGCAATGGGGCGTTGTACACAAAGCAGATTTCCTTAATTCATATATGTTCATACGGTTTGATGATGGGCTGGATGTACAATTTACTTATAGCGGATATAGATCTAAAGGCAACTATACATCCAAGGATACGCAGGAATTATTTTGGGATGAACAATGCACAGCCAAACCAATGATGCCTCAATCAATATTAGAAAGAAATGAAATTATATCAACGACTA